ATAAGATGCAGGTAATTTAATTACTTCAGCAGCAGCTGTACCAGCTAAGCCCTTAATGTAATACTTAGAGTCTGTATGTAATACAACCTGGTCTTCCATAAAGGTAATTGCATAGTTGGAAGCTAAAGCAAACTTAGTTGTAGGAACATTTCCAACAACAACTGGACGCTTACCGTTAGCATCTGTTCTACCAGCTAAGATAGGCTTAACTAAGTTAGTCATCTTAACAGCATTAACTTCTGTAGTAGTACCCTTAATGAAGTACTTTAATACATTTGTGCTAGTAGTTGCATCCCAAACTGCCATCTGAACAACCTGTTCAGGATGATAGTAGTTGCCTGCTGCATCCATATATCCATAGTAGTAATCAGTAAACTGATTCTTTAAATCTGGTCTAGCGTTCACGTTAACCTTATACTGAGTAGGACAAGACATATAGTCAACAACTGCATCTGGGTTAGGTACTTTATAACCTAGAGAGTCAATCTTCCAGCCGATGGACTGTCTCTGGTTCAATGGGTCTTCAGTACCAGCAGAACCTAATTCCTTCTTAATAAACTCTGGAGCAGTATGTCCTTCAACACCGATTCTGAATAAGCACTCTTCACCAAGAACTAGAGAGTGATGAATGTTTAGAACATCCATTTCTAAGTTCTTTAATGCAGACCACTTAATAGTATCATCATTAGGGATTACGTAAGAATTAGAATTTGCTACTTTCTTTAAGTATGTTACTGTACAGTCATCAGTATCTACTAATTCAGTAACTGGCTTAGCAGTGATGATGTTGATAGCACCTGTATAATCAGCTGAACCAGAGAATCCTGCAGGATTTCCACTTGTAAATGTTACAGCTGGAGCATGATAGATATAACGGATTACACCGTCTGCGTCTGTATATGTATTATCAGTCTTAATAGTCTTAGCCTTCTTGAATGCTAAAGAGAATAAGTCGATAACCATATCGTTAGAGTAAGCACTACCTGTATTAGTGTACTTCATGAACTCTTTAACTCTCTTATCTGTGATAAGGTCGAATAAAGTTGCAGAAGATGCTAATACTAAGAAGTTGCTTCCCTGGTAAGGTCTAACCTTGGATGCTTCCATGGATAGAACGATTTTACGGAATTCGTCAATAATTGGAGAACAATCAGGAGTAAGCTTCTTGATGTGAGAAACTGTACCGTAAGCTTTAGCCTTTAGAATATCAGGGTCATCACCAATAACTTCCTTTTCAGAAGCATAGAATGTCTGACATTCTGCTAATAAAGCCTGCTGAGCTAAGATATCCTTAGTCTCAGGAATCTTTAAAGATAACTGACGAGTGTATTCTGAGATAAGAGGGTCAACAACTGCCCAGTTTACCTTATCTGTAAATTTCATTACACGTCCATAAGATTTTGTAGAAGCCTTGATAGCAACCATTCTACCCTGGTCACTTGCTGGTGGGATACCTTCAGCTAATGGCTGAGTATGTGCTGCTAATGATAGCATACGCTTGAATTGAATTTCATTCGCACCATTGTTAGATGGCATAGTTCTTTCTACAGCTAATCCATCAAAAACATAGTCAGATTCAGCAAGTTCAATAGTTCTAAGCATAATCTTACTGTAAACTACAGCTGGCTGCATAACATTTTGACCCTGTAAAGGTGACTGTGGAGCTGGATTTCTATAGACTGATGTGTTGTTAATCAATGATAGATTGTCCATTTAAAAATTTTCCTCCTATTTTCTATTATATTGATTATACTGATTAGGCATAGCAGCTCTTAAAAATGCTTCAACGTAGCTGTCTTCTAGTTTAGAAGCGTTAGCTCTTGGCATTTCAGGTATGCTAGACCCACCGAACATTTGTGAAGATGGCTGAGCTGACATTCTCTGCATACGGATAGCATACTGTTCAGGGTATAATGCACGGAACACGGCTTCTACATCTGTTACCTGTGCAACATTGATACCCTTTGAAAGTGCTACGTTAGCAAATTCAACTAAATCATCCTCATTTAGTCCAAACTTATTACCAAAATTAGTCATCTTATCAATAAAGGCTGATTCTTCTCTAGCATATTGCTGTTGCTGTAGATAAGTTTCAATGTTTTGCATACGCTGATTCATCTGTGCTTGAGCAGTATTTTGCTGTAAAGCATTCTGAATTCTTTCCATTGGAACTCCTCTGTTGATTAGCTCCTTAATGATAGCTGCCTGTTCTGGTGTATAAGCAGATTTTGGTTGGGACTGTTGAGCTGCCATAGCTTGACGCTGTGCCATCGCCTTATTCTGATTGACGATTTGCTCAAGCTGAGCAGCAGTGTACTGAACTCCTCCAATATTATAAACCTGAGGCTGAGATTGTGGCTGTGCCTGTGGCTGAGGATTGTCCTGTGCAGGATTTTCCTGTGGTTGAGCCTGTGGTTGTAGCATTGGTGGGATATTGGCTTGTGGGTTCTGTGCCTGTGCTTGCTGTTGGTTAATAAAATTGTTTAATCCTTCAGTGTCTGCAAGACCTGGAAGACCCTCGAATAAATTGTTTTCGTTCATAGTGTAAACTCCTCCTTATTTTTATTTTAGTGTATTGAACGAATATTGTCAAATACTTTTATGTATTTTGTTGTGATGGAACATTATTTGGATTAGCAGCTGGAAGTGTTCCAAGTGCAGACTCCATCTGCTTAACAACCTCCATAAGAGCTTGCTCTACTGGCATACCACCCTGAGTCAATGTTCCGATAGCTGTAAGAACAGCTGTATACTCTTCTAACTTCATAGTTTGCATTTGTCGTTTCATACGGTCTATTAGAAGTCTTTGCTGAGGCTTTGGAATATTTAACCACTGAATTAACTCTTCAGGAGTAATGAAATCTGGATAGCCATGCTCAGCTGGCATATACTTCATCTGTAATTCCATAAGCTTCATAGCAGCGTCTTCATAAGACTGATTACTTCTAGGTGCAGCATTTGAAACATCAATACTGATACTTTGATGCTTAATCAAATCAAGTGGGTCAAAGGTAAGCTCTTCGCCTGGTTGCTCTGAACTCTTATCTGGATTAGGTACGTAAAATTTCTCCTGATGTCCATGGACTATGAAGAACTGAGTCATAAGCTCTAATTCCTTACGGATAAATTTATCAATACTCTTTATACGATTAGCATCACGCATTGTAGCTCTATCTACAGCTTGCTGAACACCACCCGTGGTCTGAATAGAACCGTAGCTTTGTCCTAGGTATGCAGCATCTACACCTGAGATTTGACGAATAGCGTCTAATAGATATGCTCTAAAACCATCCAATGTTTTAGGTAAATCAGGTCTTTGTGCATAAGCTTGTACAAGCTTAGGGTCACAGTTAACTGTGAATGCCTTATCTGGATTATCTCTTTTGTTCTGATAATCAGCAACATTTAATCCTGCTAAAGCATTGATAAATTCTGCAGGGTTCTGATTCTTAAAGTAACCTGTAGCTTCAATAGAATCAATTTGTACTAATGTAAGATATAAAGACAACACTTTGTAGCATTTAGAAATGCCCCAGAAGTTATTAGGAACTTTCTCATCATATAGGGGGATAAATGGTATGCAATTAGGCTGTATATCCTTTTCAACATCTAGGACATTTCTGCCTGCTAGGTAAATGATGTCTACACTAGGGGATAAGGTGGTGAGACCTGAAATTGGGTCTTGTTTCTGTCTCATAACCTTTTTGTAACAAGTAATAAAAGATACAATATCATTTGATGCAGTCTTTGCCTTATCTAATATATAATTAGGGTTATTATTACCCATGGTATCATTAGAATTCTCAATTAGATACAAGGACTGTTGAAATCTAGGAATGGAGCGTAAAAAGTCTTTAGTCTTACGTTCAACTAAGAATAAATACCTCATCTCTTCTACAGTACTTGCACCTGGGTCAGGGAAAACATTAGAAGGATGGTATGCTTTTGCCTGAAACTGAATATGTTTTGCAGGATTGAAGTAATTCGTAACATCACTAGAATCAACAATATTGTTGTTCCATCCCATAAGGATTCCTGATGTTCCGTGTAAGTAAGCATAGTCT